TTAACCCTTTATATACAGAAGACAAAGACATAGTACCCAAAACGATAGGTGGCACTTCATTATTAGAAGTCCCAGACTCTGACTTCTTTTCATTACTAGATGCAGTTGTGCCAGATGCAGAAACTGTCACAGATTTTATGGCTTTTCCAGGATACTTTAGTTACACCGTTGCCCCAGAAAAAATAAAGGGGTATCCAGACGGTATAGACAAAGTTNTAATTAGTATGAAACAAGAACAAGACCGTGTTGAAAATGTACTAAAAGATATATTGGGTGATAAATATCAAGGCACCGATGCTACAACATTAGAGGGTTTTGATTTATTTGGTACTAGAGATCAACTTGCAAGAAAAGACTTTTTTGAAGATAAGAAAAAATATTTTGAGGATAAATATCCAGGATCTAAATATTTTCGTGTGCAAGTAGGCAAAAATAAAACAGAAGAAGTATTTAGTTTAGTAGATGATGGAGAAGTATATAGGGTTGATCCAAATGGTGGGTTTAGCGATTTAACTGGGGATATAGGTGACGTGACTGGAACAGCAGGAACATTATCTACCTTTGGTTCTATAGTTGGTTCTTTCTTACACCCTTTGATGGGTACGGCTGGAGGTTTTGTCATAGGTGATGCGGTAGACAAACAGTTAGCTCAAGAAGGTATTGATGCAAGTAGAGATGAATTAGCAGAACAGTTTAGCACAAGTCAAGCAATACAAGGTGTTGTTGAAGGTATTATAAATCAGTTTGCTCCCGGATTAGGTAAATATGTAGTGGCAAAATTAAAAGGTGATGAAGCTGGAGTCCCTTTTAATATGCTAATAAAAAAGATACCTAAAGAAGGATTAGATGCACAAAGGTATGCAGTAAAAGAAGGATTACCCTTATTAGGAATAGCACAATTAGCGACCAAAAGTACATTGGGTACAAAACTTTACGGTCAAGCATCATTCATCTCTCGTAAAGTTACTGATTTACGTTTAAACCAACAAGCAAAGATTTTGAAAAAGTTAGAAGCTAAAGCAAATGCTCCTGGTGGATTCAATAATATGACACAAGCAGAACTAGAAAATTATACTATAATGAAAGGCAACGCATATAATAATGATTTGTTAAAGTATATGGATGATGTTTTTAATTTAAAATCAAAACCAGATAGTACAAAAATATTCTCAAAAATTACTGATGATTCTGTCAAATTAAAAAAAGCATTAGATTTACAAATAGATAAAAAGTTTTTACAAGCCTCGCAAAAAGCTAATTCAGCTGGAGCTACGTTTGACTTGAGTCCTGCTGTGTCAAAAGCTAAAGAAATTTTATATGGTATAAGAACACGAGCTAAACCAGACCCTAAAAATCCTGCAGATAAATCAACAATAGGTTTAAATATTCCTGGAGGTGACTTAGGTAATCAGTTAACAAGATTAGTAAACGTTTTAGACCCTACTGTGTCAAAGTTAGTTACTACTGACATGGGTACTAAAAAAACATTTTCTGCTTTAAAACAAATAACTACTATTAGAAATGATTTATCAGACTTGATACAAGAAGGTGGGTCAGTAGGTAGACAAGCAAAAGAAATAGTGCAATTAATTGACGATACAATAACTAACCCGACTGTAAAAAATAATGTGTTTGGTAAGGACATGACAAAGTTTATGGATGAGGGTAAAAAGTTATTTCAGCTACGAACTGGTGTGGTACATAGAAGTAATTTTAAAAACTTTTTTTCGGATGAAGGTAGATTAACACCTAGAAAAGTAGTCAGTCGCATATTTAATGGTGATGTTGATGAAGAGTCATTTGGGTTGTTTATAGACTTTGTAAAAAATGCTTCAAAAAACAAAGCAATGGATTTAGCTTCTGTAAAAGTTTTAAAAGATGATTTTGCGAATGCTTTTATAACGTATGCTACACATAATCCAGGACAAGCGGGATCAGTAGTAGGTAAATTAATAAAAGAACAACCTAATTTAATTAAAGAATTATTTCCATCACCACAAGCCAGAGCTAAGTTAGCACAGTTTTCAAAAAACATAGAGTTTTTAGATGGCTCTATATTCAAAGGGCTACAAAAAAAGGCATTATCTAATTTGGAAACTGCTAAAGGTTTTATAGATGGGGCATCAGCAAAAGAAATAGATGATTTTGTTAAAGCCTCTGGTGGTTTTAATGATCCAAAAATTGCAGAACTTAGACATGCTGTTTTAGATAATATATTTAAAAACCCTACTATGAAAGGCACGTCTCCACAAGCTCCTGGAGTAGAGGTAATAAACGCTAAAGAACTTGTTAATGAAATGAATAGGCTCGTAAATTTTAGCACAGATAAGTATTCGAAACTTAAACCTTTATTTGTTAATCCAGCTAATACAAAACAGTCAGATGAATACTTAAAGAATTTAAAAAACATAAGAAACTATACACATTTTACACAAGAAGCTTTGGATGCTGGAGGTCAAATGGCTGGAGGTGCAAGGGTTGGTGCTTTAATTAATAACCTTGATCTTGGTGCTATAGCTACAATCATGAAGTCAGATTTACTAGCTAAAGCTTTGTCCACACCACCAACAGTAGCACAATTAGAAAAAGCGTTTGGTAAATCAAAGTTTAGTATTCTTACATTAGAAAAGCTTACTCCAATATTTAATGCCATAGCTCGTGAGTATGGCATAACTGATTTTGGTCAATCAGCAGGTCCAGAAGATCCCGTAGAAGAAATCAAAAGGACTGGTCAGCCAGTACAAACTTCTGCTTTGGATACTGATACTGTCGCACCAAACACAATTACACCGAATACATTAAACTTGAATCTTCCCGAAGTGTCGGGTGGAGGTTCGTCTAGTACTCCTCCAAGAACCACGAACTTTGCCTCATTGTTTCCATTTGACACTACGGGAGGAGCAATACAAAGCAGAGCAGGGATAGGCGGATTAGTATGAACATAAAACAATTACAAAAAGACTTACGACGTGATGAAGGCTGTGTCAATGCTATTTATCTTGATCATTTAAATTTACCAACATGTGGGATTGGTCATTTAATTACTGAGTGGGATGAAGAGTATGGTCAACCAGTAGGAACTACTATATCTGATGATCGTGTAGCTCAATTATTTGAAAAAGATGTAAAAGTTACGTTAGAAGAATGTAGGGTACTTTATGGAAACTTTGATGATCTACCTGAAGAGGCACAACTTATACTAGCAAACATGATGTTCAATATGGGTAGACCTCGTTTAAGTAAATTTAAAAAAATGAATTTAGCCATAATGGATGAAGATTACTTAGAAGCTTCTTTGCAAATGGAAGATTCCAAGTGGTATAAACAAGTGCCAAACCGAGCAGAACGCCTCGTAGAAAGAATGGCAAACTTACAAACATTTCCTAGCGGATAAACGAACATGGTTGTTGCAGAAATACTCACTGGGATAGCCTTAGTGCAAAAGTCTGTAGAGTTCATTAAGAGCAACATCAATACCGTACAAGATATATCTGGCATTGCTAAACAGATAGATGGATTCTTTGAGGGCGAAGCTCAAATGAATAAAAAGTCTGGCACAGTAGGTATAAAAGAACAATTTGGTATTGAGTCTACAGCTAATGATTTTATAAATATGAAACTGTTAGAAGAAAAACGTCAAGAATTAAAAAACATGATTAATTTAAGGTTTGGACCAACGGCTTGGGATCAGATAATTGCTGAACGTGCAAGTAGAATAAATAATGCAAAAGAAGCAGATAGACTTAAAAGGGTAGAAAAACGACAACAACAAAAAGAATTAATAGATACATTACAAACTATGGGTATCGTATTTTGTGTAGTTGCTGTTATTGGTATATCTATAGTCTTAGCATTTAAAGCTTTTGGTTATGAGTATCAATCAAGAGATTATACTAGGCAACAAAAAATTCAACGTGGCGAGATTATTCTACCTATCATGACTACNTGNAGANTAATGAAACAAAAAGTATTTAAAGATAAGATGGCTTGTATTTATATTGGTGCTCAAAAAACATATGAGTTAGAGTTTACAGATATAGCTGTTGGTTGTCCACGCAAATATAAATGTAAATTAAATCCAAATGGTAAAGAACCAAACATAGATCAAGTCATGGAAAGTTTAAGAGGTATTGCTAAATGAGTAAATGTATTGGAGTATGTAAATTAAATGAGCAAAAAGTCTGTGTGGGTTGCAATCGTACAATAGAAGAGATTAAACAAGCTTATGAAAAAAACATTAGAAAATAATAGTAAGTATGCCGAGTATGATCAAGATGGTGATGGTATCGTTACTGATGCAGAACTCAGTCATGTAAAAGAAATTAAAGAAACAGAAACAAAATTACGCAAGAATCTTGCACAACTACGCATGGCAAGATACACATTAATCGGTATGGGTGCATTTACTTTAGCTATGTTCTTTATTCCCATTGAAAGAGTTGAAGCTTTAGCTGATATTAGCAATTTATTCTATATTTCAGGGGCTGGAATAGTAGGAACTTATATGGGGACTACTGCCTACATGACCAAGAATGGGAAGTAATTAAGGGGTACAAACATACCACCCACCCTTGCTCTAATGACTGTATCGAGCTTATACGCAGTCGTTTTTTGGCTAAACTATCCAATCTGTAACATTTTCTTGTAAAACAACACTTGCTATATCAATTTTACTTCTTAAGGCTAATAACACTTTTTCGTCTACTGTTTTTTCAGCAATTATATCAATATAGGTAACTTTATTAACTTGTCCGATACGATGTGCTCGGTCTTCACTTTGTAACCTAACCTCTAAATCGTAACTATTACTATAATATATAACTGTAGATGCTTGAGTAAGTGTTAAACCATAACCTCCAGTTCTTGGTTGCCCTACAAAAAACCTTACTGGACTGTCTGGGTTTTGGAAAGCACTCATTGCGTAATCTCTTTGGTCTACGCTAGTTGCCCCATAGTAAGAAACCACACTATCATCACCATACATTTTTTGTAACATCTGTTCTATACTTTCAATGTCATGTGTAAAGTTCGCCCATATAATAGCCTTGCCATCTATTTCCTCTACTACTGATTCTAATTCTTTTATTTTAGCAGAAGGAAATGTTTTTAGTGTTCCATCATCTAGTTTTACATGTCCAGAACAAACTTGTTGTAGCCGAAGTAATTGTGTCAGTATTGTGGTTGGGGTTACTGTTCCCTCTTCACATATACCAAGTGCAATCTTTTTTAAGTCGTTATACATTTTAGCTTGTTCAGGTGTAAGTTCTACAACTCGCTTTGTGTAAACCTTATCTGGTAAATCTAAACAATCTTGTTTGCGTACTCTAAAACTAAAATTATCTAACAAGCCATTCAACTCCTTTAGGTTTTTATAACCTACTATCTGGTTAAAACTGTATGAACCTAAGTTACGTCTTTTAATAATTGCATATTCATTTTGGAAACTAAAAAAGCTTTTATGACCTAGTAGTTCTGGACTCAAAAACTCACACTGGGTATACAAATCCATAGGGCTTTTTGTTATAGGACTACCAGTCATTATTCTACGGTACTTGGCTAACTTCCCAAGTTTCACTATAGACTTAGTGCGTTTAGCATTCTTACTCTTTATAGTAGTGCTTTCATCTATAGCCATTAAACAACTATGACCCAACAAAAACTTTTCAGCTACTTCTACACCTTTGCGTGTACTAAAAGCTTCTATGTTCATTAAAAATATTTTTAAGTTATAGTCTTGTGCAAACATTGTATTCCAAGTGTGCAAAAACTTTTGTGTATGATTAGGTTGCCATATACAAATATCATGCAATACATGTTCTGGCATATGGGTTGGTATCTCATTACGAGACCAGTTTCTATATACACCTTTGGGTGCAATAACCAAAACAGCAGTGATATGACCTTTGTCATACAACACACTAAAATTATCTATCAAAACTTTAGACTTACCAGTTCCCATATCCATAAAATATGCAAACTCATCTAAGTTCCAACCTTTCCTTAGAGCAGTCAGTTGGTGCTCATACGGAGGCATCTTAAATTTATATTTCATTACCTTAACTTTCTGACTTTACTATATACAAACTTTTTTAAAAACTTAAACCTTTTGTGGTCTACCTGATATCTTTCGCGGGACGGAAAATATATCGATATCTGATATTTAAATATCTGATTTATCATTTAGACTAAATTTAGTTTTACTACTATAAGTAAAAGTATATATTTAAATGTACTGCTTAAAAAACAGTACAACGGCATAGGAGAAAGTATGACGGTATTTATTACGCAAGAAGTTCCTGGAAGAGATATAACAAAGGCTTCCCAGTATGGCGACTTGCAAATATTAATTCCTGCTAAAGAACAAGTGGCTTTGTCTTCTCAACCTACGGTTAGAAGAATTAATCGCTTGTTGCGTAAATTTAACAGTAAAGATTATTTGTTGTTATCAGGGGATCCGGTAATCATAGGTATCTCTTGTGCTGTTGCCATGTCTAACAATATAGGCAAACTTAATATACTAAAGTGGGATAGGCAAGACGAAGAGTATTATCCCATAACAGTTGACATCTATGACAAGGAGGTTTAAATGGATTTCGAATCAACTGCAAACGAACTTACTAAAGTAAGTGAAAAGGGGCTGAGTTCTGTTAGTTCCTTATGCAAAAAACAACTTGAACTTGAGGACAGAGTAAAAGCACTCAAGGCAGAGTTGAAAGAAACAGAACAGTTTTTAAGGGAAATATCACAAGACTTATTACCTTCTGCTATGCAGGAACATAACTTAAAAACTTTGCAAACAGAAGATGGTCATGAAATAACAGTCTCGGACTTTGTTTCAGCACATATATCAGAGGCTAATCGTAGGGAGGCTCATGAGTGGCTTACTTCTAATGGTTTTGGAAGTTTGATAAAGAATACTGTTACGGCTTCATTTGGTAGAACCGAAGATAATAAGGCTAAGGATTTATTAGCTGACCTACAAGGTCAGGGTATGACAGTTACAAATAAGGTTTGGGTTGAGCCACAAACGTTAAAGTCGTTTGTTAAAGAACAAACTGGAAAAGGTGAAAATATACCTCATGATATATTTGGTATATTCTTAGGTATACAAACTAAAATAAGGAGAAAGTAAATGGCTGAAGTAGCTAAAAAACAAGAGGGAGCACTTGTCAACGCTTCATTTGAGCAAATGTCCGGATTAGGCTTTGCAGAAACTACAACCGAAGATATGTCCATACCGTTTTTAAGAATACTTGGTACTGGAAGCCCACAAGTAGATGAGTCTGATGGTGCTTATGTTGAAGGTGCTAAAGGTGGTATGATTTATAATACTGTCACAAATACAGTAACATCTGGTAAAGAGGGTGTATTAGTCGTACCTTGTTATTATAATAGGCGTTACGTTGAATGGAAGCCAAGAACAGAGGGTGGTGGTTATGTAGGCAGTCATCAACCTGATGATCCTATTGTTGGAACTGTAACTCGTAGTGAAATTAATAATGAAGAAGTATTACCTAATGGTAACTTACTGACAAATACTGCTCAACACTTTGTAGTATTAATTGATGGTGATTCTTATAGTAGAAGTTTAATTACAATGTCTAGTACACAACTCAAAAAGTCAAGACGTTGGTTATCACAAATGAATGCTATGACTGCTATGGGTAAAAACGGTCCATACACTTTACCAATGATGTCGCAAGTTTATAGGTTAACAACTGTGCCTGAGCAAAACGATAAAGGTAAATGGCATGGTTGGGTTATTGCTAAGGAAAGGCAGATTGATTTATCAGATCCTTTTGAAAAAGGTTTGTTTGAAAATGCAGTAGCCTTTTCTAATTCTGTTAAAGCAGGAGAAGTTGATGTTAAAGAGGTAGCCCCAGAAACTCCAACAGACTTACCACCAATAAAAGAGGCACCAAAGTCTCAAGACAAATCTGACGATGGTGATCCTTTCTAAGAACACCTAATATTGTTGTTTAAGTTTATATTAGGTAGAAGCCCTAACACCTCCTTGTTTCGTTTGTTAGGGCTTCGTTTTAGGAGGGGTTATGGAATTAGCAGAACAGTTTTTCAAATTATTTGAAGGCAATAAAAGAGCTTACGGTGTTGTTGATCTTGATGATAACGCTAGTGGCAAAAAGACTGGGGTCTACAAGATTATTAAAAAGCCCCCTGAAGTAAAACAATGGCAAGACCATTTAAAAGGTAAACAAGGGTTGGGCGTGATACCCATTATGGATGACAATACTTGTTTATGGGGTGCAATAGATGTTGATAACTACCAAGTTAATCATAAAGAGTTAGTAGAAAAGTTACGCAAAGCAAAAATAGTTGGATGGGTAGCACGGAGTAAATCTGGTGGTGCTCATATATATTTCTTTTTTAAAGAACCTATAAAAGCTTCTACTGTAAAAAATAAATTAGCAGAGATAGCTTCTGGTCTAGGTCAGGCAGAGGGTGAAGTTTTCCCCAAGCAGTCAGAAATATTAGTAGAAAGGGGTGATACTGGAAACGCTTTGAACATGCCTTATTTTAAAGGCAACATGAGTACTCGCTCTGTATATGATTTAAAAACAATTGAAATAATAAGCTCCCAAGAGTTTGTTAAAAAAGCTAGTCAATACAAAATAACCAAGCAACAATTTTCTGATTATAAGATAAATGCTAGTCAAGACAGTTACTTACCCGACGGTCCACCATGCCTTCAACACTTATGTAGTATGGGTTTTGGGGAAGGCTCACGGAATAACGCCTTGTTTAATTTAGGTGTTTACTCAAGGATGTTTGACGCTGATAATTGGGAAGCTTTGATACAAAAGTATAACCTTGATTACTTAAAACCATCACTTTCACATGCTGAAGTTGGAGCAGTAATCAAACAGTTGCAACGCAAAGATTACTTTTATAAATGTGAAGACCAACCGATAAAACCTTTTTGTAATAAAGAAGTTTGTGTAACGAGGAAGCACGGTGTTGGTCCAAATGGCGTTCAAAATAATATGTCTGCCCTTACAAAAATAGATGGTGACCCACCTATCTGGATTCTAAATGTGGATGGACAAAGGTTAGAATTAAGTACGGATGGATTGATATCACAAACTCGGTTCCAAAAAGATTGTGTATCACAGATTAATAAACTCCCAAGAACAGTGAGTCAAAATGCGTGGCAGACAAGAATACAATTATTATTAGATAGTTTAACTATTGTAGAAGTTCCACCTGATGCTACAATAAAAGGAGAGTTTGAAGATTTATTACATTCCTTTTGTAGTGAACGAGCAAGGGGTGTGGAACGTGATGATATTTTACAAGGAGTTGCAGTATGGATGGATGGATTAGTTTATTTCCAAGTCAAAGATATAAAAAAACATCTTACAGTAAACGACTTCAATCATTATTCTTCCTCAAAGATTACTTTACGATTACAGAATATAGAAGCAGATAAGATGTTTTGGCGAGTGAAAGGCAAGGGGATACATGTGTGGTCATTGCCTCAAGAGTATTTTGAAAGTGATAATGAACCCATGGACTTACCAGAGATTCCTAAACAAAAAGATATAATCTAGTGAAGATTGTAGTTGGTCCTCCAGGAACTGGAAAAACAACTAAACTGCTTTCATTAGTAGAACAATATATTGAGTCTGGTATTTCTCCTGATAAGATTGGTTACTTTGCTTTTACAAGAAGAGCCGCGAATGAAGCTATTGAAAGAGCATGTGAAAAGTTTAGGTTGGTAAAAAAAGACTTACCTTTCTTTAGAACACTCCATAGCCTTGCCTTTATGCAGATAGGTATAAGTCATACTCAAATTATGACACAAAATAAATATAAAGAAATATCTGACTGGTTAAAGATAGGTAACTTCTATGGTCAGTCTGATATGTCGGATAGTCCTTTTAAAGATTATGGTTATGGAGATAAGTTCTTAGAGATTATTAATATGTCTAGGATATTGCAACAACCTCTACGTTCCGTCTACAATGCTTCAACTGTTCCACTACGAACAGATTGGGCTAGAGTTGATTATGTTAATAGAGGGTTAGAGCTTTGGAAACAAACACATGAGCTTTATGACTATACAGATATGTTAGAATACTTTTGCAAAAGGAAGTTATCTCCAAAGTTAGAAGCGGTGTTTATAGATGAAGCACAAGATTTATCACCTCTACAATGGGAAATGGTGCATCAGTTACAACAAAACACAAAGCAGATATATGTAGCGGGAGATGATGACCAAGCTATATTTAGGTATGCAGGAGCAGATGTAGATTATTTTATAGGTTTAAAAGGCGAAGTTACTGTTTTAAATCAAAGCTATAGGATACCTTCTTTACACCATAAGTTAAGTCAAAGTGTTATCAGTACTGTGGTTGGTAGACGTAAGAAAGAGTTTTTCCCTAGAGCAGAAGAAGGCACAGTAAATTGGTATCGCCACTCAGAGATGGTAGATATATCAGAAGGCGACTGGTTGTTATTGAGCAGAACAACTCGTGGGGCAAAACAATTAGAGGAAGAAGTAAGGAGGCGTGGTCATTTGTATATCTATAATGGTAGTAGTTCGATTGACCATAAGGTTTTAGAAGCGGTGCGACTGTGGGAAAAGCTACGGTCTGGTGAACGTTTACGAGCAGAGCATGTACGGATTATCTATAAGCAGATGATACTTGGACAACAAGTAGAATATGGACACAAGACATTGCCTAAGTCGACGGATGGAGAACTATATTCCATACAAGATTTACAAGACTTTCATGGATTACTACACAGTCTTCCATGGGATGAAGGGTTGGGTAAGATACCTGAGGCTGACCGACGATATATTAAAGCTTGTCTTCGTAAAGGTGAATCATTAACTACTCTTCCTCGTATAAGGATTTCTACAATACATTCTTCTAAAGGAGCTCAGGCTACAAATGTATTAATGTTGACTGATACTATGAAGCGTTCATATTCTATGTGGCGAAGGTTTGATAATGCACACTATGATGAGGCTCGTGTCTTTTATGTTGGTTTAACAAGAGCAATAAAAAATCTACACTTGATACAACCTATGTATTCCCAAGGATACTCAATCCCAAACTAAATGCTCAAATAGAGTAATTGACGATTTACTACTTTGTATCCCCCTATATTATATAAACATAACTTAACCATTAGCAGAAAGGTTTATAATGTCGCAGTTATATGTAAACAAAGGCAAACTTAGGGAACTCAACAATAGGGCTATTAGGCGTAAGTCTAACAGAACATTGAAACCTAAGTTTGTTGAGAGCCTACCTAATACCCTTGAGGAAATAGGGTTTGACGGTCAGGACAAAACCGACCTTGTGCGTTATCCAGTAACAACCACTATGCCCCACAATGATGTGGAGATGCGTGTTTGTTTTGCAACACATAAGGGCGACCAACTATGGTTAGATATTAGCTTTAAGGAGTATGAGGCACTCCCAAGTTTTGACCTAGCCAATAACGATGTAGTGTAAAGGAGGTATATTATGGCACACATGGTAGAAACGATGGCTTACGCAGGGAAAGTTCCTTGGCATGGGCTTGGTAATAAAGTTGACGGTAATTTAACACCAGATGAAATGTTAGTCGCCGCTCAGCTTGATTGGACAGTTTCCAAACGTCCACTGTACTTTGCTGACAAACCAAATACTTGGGACTTAAATGACCCTCGTGGTGAGGCAAGTTTACTAAAAGCAGAAAAGCATTACGCTATTGTTCGCGATACAGACAATAGGGTACTGTCACATTGTGGCGAGGCTTTTGTGCCTTTCCAAAACCAAGAAACAATGTCGTTTTTCAAAAAGTTTACTGAGGCAGGACACATGGAAATGGATACTGCAGGAAGTTTATCTGATGGGGAACGTGTTTGGGGTCTTGCTAAAATTAAAAAAGGTTTTAAATTAGCAGGAGGTGATGAAATAGAAGGCTACTTACTTATGGCTAACAGTCACAAAGTAGGTTCTGCCATGACTATTATGTTCACACCTATCAGGGTTGTTTGTAACAACACGATAACTTTAGCACTCAACCAAGACGGCATGACTGGTAAGTTCAGAGTTTTACATTTACAAATGTTTGATGAAGAAATTATGCAGTCAGCGGAACAAGCGTTGGGTATCTCTGGTGAGCAAATGAAAACGTTCCAAGAGCAGTCTGAGTTCCTTGCTAGTAAACGAGCCAAGCAAGAACATATAGACAACTACATCGCTGAGATGCTTCAGCCCAAGTTACTTATTGAAAGGGCAAAAGCTGAGGGCATTGACCAACCACCTCTACATGAGCAGTTTACTAATACTTCAGAACTAGTGCGTCAAGCTATTGACCTTAGTCCTGGAGCTAAATTAGCATCTGCTAAAGGTACTTGGTGGGGAGCACTTAATGGTTTGACATATGTTATGGACCACCAGAAAAAGTCTAGTTCTCAAGACAATAGGCTTATGTCTGCATGGTTTGGTAATAGTGCGATAACCAAGCGTAAGGCTCTTACAAAAGCTTTGGAATATGCTAAAGCTTAACTTATCGGGTAGAGCATAATACTATTGTGTTCTACCTATCCCTTGCTAAAATTAATTAAATAAACTTTTATAGAAAGGAAAGGTTATGTCAGATAGTAAAGAAATATTATTTGAAGCATTAACAGATGTTAATGAAAAAAATTATTGGGAAGTTATGGGTGATGCTCATACTGTATTTAAGCCGAGTGCTTTTACAGATTTAGGTTTGCCTGAAGAGTTTGTAATGAATTATGCTCGTACTTATAAATCAGACACAAGTTCACCTAAGAGTACTATATATGGTGACAATGGTGAGGTTATCCATTCTGTGCAAGGTGTAATGTCTAGTTCTATTGCTGATGCGTTGGTTAGGGCTTTTGGATTACATGGTGCTCAGCAAGATGCTTCTGAAAAGTTTGGTAGAGGTTCTGCCCTCAGAGTACTATCACAAGCTATTTGGAATCACACCCATGCTTTGCAGAAAGTGTAACGAAACTATCACAGTTAAGCGAGTAGAGTTAGGTTATTCTACTTGCTTAACTTGTGGTGATGCAGAGGCAAAGCAAGTTGTTCATACTGTAGTGCCAATGCACAAATCAAACTATGTTGTAGTTTCTAACTTCAAACATTTAGTAGGTATCAATGTTAAATAAGACCATGACTAAGTTCTATATTTATAAAGATGGAAAATTATTTAAAGAAACATATATAGCTAAAGATGCAAAAAAGTACAAAGACAAAGGCTATAAAGTCACACACAGAACCAAAGGAGGAACACGTGATAGAAAACTTTTACGAGTGGATAAACGAAAGACATTCGATATATCAGAAGAGAATTAGGGGTGACAGCCCACCATGGACTGAAGACCCTATTTTGCGTGAATATAAATTTACAAATCCATTTAGGGAAAATGACCGCACTACAGTTTACATGCGAAGAGCTTGGACTGACCCACACCACAACCGTTCATTTGGTGAAATAATATTCAATTGTTGTATGTTTAGAATGATAGGTACAATGGATTTTGCTGAGGTACATGGTTGGGTTGATGCAGACAGTTTAAACTGGGATCCTGAGTATACTGTAAATTTAATATCTAAACGATTAAAGCATGGTTTAAAAACATTCACTGGAGCGTATATTATAACTAATCAAGGCATTAAAAAACCAAAAGCGGAGGTAGTTGTATATGAGTTCCTTGTTCCGATATACCAGAGGCAACTGGCACTCGCGGAAGTGGCGAGGGAAACTAACTCCTTACAAGCCGTCCACAAAGCGTTGGCTTCCCATAAAGGGTGGGGAGGAGGGGGCTTTATGTCTTACGAGGTCGTTTCCGACCTCAACTACACATCTGTACTGGACAAGGCGACAGACCGTTTTACTTGGGCGAACGCAGGACCAGGAGCAATGAGAGGTATCAATCGTATACACGGCTATCCACTTAAAAAGATGCACTCGCAAGAACGAGCCAATACTTTTATGCAAAACATTTTAGCCGAAAAAGATAAATACATTGACCTTGATATTATAAACCCTTATGATGTAGACATGCGTTGTATTGAACATAGTTTATGTGAGTGGGATAAGTACGAAAGGGTAAGGCTTGGTCAAGGTAAACCAAGAAGTAAGTTTAAAGAAGTAATGCAAAGTATACCATTAGGGAGGGTAAAATGAAAATATACATACCGACACGNGGNCGTATAGAAACACAGACAACATGGCGAAGNATAGGGGAATCGGCACGACAAAAAGCTTGTTTAGTTTGTCCTGAAGATGAAGTAAAGTACCATTTAAGATTTAACAGAAGAGTGGTGTC